AAGTCCGCCTGTGCGTCCCCACATGAGCCAATGCTTACCTAGTTTTTTCTCCATGTGTTTATTCTACCTCCAATGAACATGCTTCAACTGGCAAGCCCAATAACTGCACGATGTCTGTCCAGTTATAGATGGCGTTAGCCCATTCATTCAAATCTTCAGTATGAACTCGCATCGAGTGTTCGCCGACTCGGATTGTAGAACGACCCACAGGAATATGCCCAGGCTTGGATTTTCCCCCCGCGAGAATCTCAGCCACTTCTTCAGGACTAAACCCTGTTCCCGTTAGATTTGTTGTCGTGAGAAGTTTGTTCAACTCCTGTGGGTCGTAGGTTGCAAGGTCGCTGGTTCGATTATCAACAATGAGGATTTTGATTTCCTCAATGTCATCAACATCAATCCAATGAACCGCAATCTTTTCCCATCCTAATTGAACTGCTGCCTGATATGTGTGATTTCCTGAAAGTATGTGTCGTGTCCGCTTATTGACCACGATAGGTCGATACTGCCCCATCTTGTTAAGGGACTCAATAATCGAGCCTATGTCGCCCTCACGCGGGTTCATAGGGTGAACCTTTATCTCATTGATGCCAACTGTCTCGACATCCTCAATCTTTGTATCGCTCTTCTCCCCGTTTGGCTCGGGTTCAACTGGCTTACGCTCAGGAAAGCCCAATCGAGTTTTAATCTCTTTGATGGCTTTTTGTTTTGTCGGTGCCTCGGTGTATAACTGCTCTTTCCAAGCCTTGTACGCCTCGCTATCGACCAAAAACTTCCATGCCCCTATCTTTACTTCAGGCTCGCTAGGTAAAGGCTTAGAGGCAATCGAACTCTTCTCTTCACCGCTGGTCAATCGGTCAAGGGTCTCAACCTCAGAGGCGCTAAATCCCGTTCCCTCCAACTCAGGCAAGGCTTGAAGCAAACTCTTCAAAAGAGGCTCGTTATATCCTGCAAGGTCGGTTAAGCGGTTATCGGCTAGAACTATCTTTCGGGCTGCTACTTCATCAACTTCGATATAAGTAACTTTAATTTTCTTCCAGCCGAGTTTCTTCGCCGCTTTGTAGGTGTGATTACCAGCAAGGATAAAATTCGTACCGTACTGGACGACGATAGGGCGGTATTGTCCGTGCGCTTTAAGTGATTGTGCAATTGCGTCGATGTCTCCACGACGCGGATTTGTTGGGTATCCCTCGAGCGACGAAATAGCAACTGAATCAACCTGCCCTACCTTGATGTTGGCTTTCATTACAAAGTTGGTTTCGCTGGGCGTCCTCGTCTGCGTACGAGATTACCTTGAGAATCGAACTCAGGTTCTCTTGAGATGTCATTGCGGATGATTTTGTAAATCAACTGCTCTGATACTCCCATTGCTTCAGCAATCTCACGATAGGTAATGCGCTGTTTGCGTAGACGCAGAATCAACTGCTTGCGTCGCTTACCTAAATCTTGAATCTGTGATTGATGAGTGCGAATAGCATCAGTCAAAATCTTTACCTCGTCAAGACCTTTACCGTCTAACTCCGTTGCTTCCATTACTGTTGTCATTCTGCTACTCCCTCTTCGAACAGGCGTTCGACTGCTTCATCGAATTTAACTTTTTTCTCAATGTGGTTTGCTGTTGCTAAAAACTCTAACTGTGTTTTTGCTCTTGCTTTATCAAGGGCTATAAACATCGCTAGATAAAACGGGGCAACGATTAAACCTGCGAAAGCAAGTGCAACTGCTGTCCAAAAGAATTCTTGGTTCATCTAAACTTCCTCTCTTTTTCTACCCCGCGTATGTAAAGCACTAATGAATTTTTGTCGTTGCGTGGCGGTAAGAAAATTAACGATTTCATATATTGCGAAGAGTCATCGGGTAAAACTCCTGCATCAACAATTCCGTCAATCGCCGCCTTTACAGATGGATTACATGCCCCTACATCTTGAAGGCGACCCCCTTTTTGATGCGGTTCAACTGTGACACTAATCCATGCCATAGGAGGTATCCTCTCACTTTTAGCCAAAAGTTGAAAACCGAGCCTCCACTCTTTCGTGAGGGTTGCTCTTTCCCAGCGGTTCCCAGCGCGTTCGGCGTTGGTCGTCCAAGGACGCTGTTCGAACTCAAGTCGGTAAATGACCTGTTCGGCTTCTTCGGCGTGACATAAGCAATACATGGGTTAAGCATCAGAGCCTTCTTCCCGAATGTCAAATTGCTCCTTTTGTCCTAAATTGTCTATTTTCCACCATTTGCCTGAATTGTCCCGAAATGGTATGTCTTGGGCGGATTCGACCTTCATAATCAAATAACCCAACTCACGGGCTTTGTCACGATTAGATTCGACCCAGCCGTGACAGCCAGTAGTTCCCGAGCCACACAATGCAATCAAGTTTGCGGGCTGATGGAGCAACTCATTCTTTGAGCCTCCCATCATTCGAGGTCTCCTATGGTGAACTGATACGCCCCACAGAAAGTCCTCGCCACACTTTTCGCATTTGTATCCGTTACGACCTAGGACTGTGAATCGGGTTTCGTCACTAACTTTGAGAGGTCTAGGTTTAGCCATTGAAGTCTCGAGTCCGCGATGGCGTCCAAGCAAGCAGGGCAGACCTTTGCGCTCGTCTGCGTCGCCACATGTACAACCAACCTACAAATCGCAATATCCTCATAGGTCAGATGCCATCAGTTCGATACTTGAGCAACTACGCCCCAAAACCTGATGACCAAACATGGTTAATAAATTCGGGTGCAGACTTGCTTGCTATTGGAATGGTTGCTGGCGCAGATAGAACTCTTGCCCCAGTTGCTTACCGAACTAGCGCCCTCACAGTTACAAAAGATACGAACACCTATGTTTCTTTCCAAGCCGATAATTCAGACGGGTGGGGATGCTGGACAGTCAGCGACCCTACAAAACTTACAATCCCTGTTACTGGTCGTTACATTGCCACCGCATCAGTTTTATGGGAAGGGCAAAATAGCGGCTATTGCTCTGTATTTATTGAAAAAGGCACACAGGAAATCGCTAGACAAGATGGTGTATTAACAACAAAAGAACATGGATACCACATGGCGGTTAGTTCAATACCTATCACTTTTACTAAGGGAGACTTCATTCGTATGGGAGTTCATCATGACCATAACCCTGATAATGATTTAATTCTGAGTGTCGGGGGAGTAGACCACACAGGTTATTTTAATGCGCTATCTTTAATCTACCTCGGTTCATAAAACCATAGGTTATTATTTACCCACCTACATTTAGGAGAAACAATGGACAGCAAAACTAAAGCAATGCTCGCTTCGTATGGACGGTCATTCCTAGCGGCAGTAACAACAGCCTTCATGATTACAGGCGGGGACATCCTTGCTCTTGATGGCGATTCACTTAAGGCAATTTTAGCGGCGGGTATCTCAGCCGTTCTCCCAGTCGCAATCAGAGCGGCAAACCCTAAAGACCCTGCGTTTGGCAAAATTGCTGACGGAGTGACTGAGGCAGTTGTTAAGAAAATTACTGCAAAGAAAACAGCAAAGAAGAAGTAAATGCCAGCACCTCAAGGAACAGCGGAGCGCTTAATCGAGATAGCAACGGCAGAAGTTGGCTACATCGAAGAGGCAGTTCCCGAGAACAAGACTAAGTATCAAAAGGCAAACCAGCCTTGGTGCGGAGCCTTCGTTAATTGGTGCGGTAAAAAAGCGGCAGTTGAAATTCCTAATACCGTTTTCACACCAGCAGGAGCCGATGCTTTCAAAAAGATGAAGCGTTGGTTTGAAGGTGAAGATGCTCAACCTCAAGCGGGAGATATTGTTTATTTTGATTTTCCTGCCGACGGGGTTGATAGAATTAGCCATGTTGGAATCGTTGTCAAAGACAATAATGACGGCACAGTTACCTGTATAGAAGGAAACACAAGTTCAGATAAAAAAGGCGACCAACGCAACGGCGGAGAAGTTTGCCTCAAAATTCGTGCTTACAAGAAAAAGAACAGAAACAAGTTCAAGCCTAATCTCGCAGTTGCGATTGTTGGTTTTGGACGACCTAAGTTCCAAGCAGTTGCTCAGTCCGCAGACGAAGCAAGAGCAAAGGCATAAATATGAGCGAAGAGGTAAAGCCAAGTTTAGGAGAGATTATGCGTCGGCTTGATGACCTAACTATGGAAGTCAAGCAGATGAATCTAAATGTCAGCCAAACCTATCTTCGCAAAGATGTTTACGACTCGGATTCTGAAAGAGTCACGCAAGCCATGGAACACATTACAGACCGTCTTGAAAAGATGGAGAGTCGCTCCGAATGGGTCATTCGTACCGTCGGAGCGCTCTTTATCGCCACAGTTGTCGGTGCCTCCATGTATGTTGGACAAATCATTGGGTTGTAGGGCTTGACAATCTAAACCCCCGTTTAGTACCCTCTCCATAACGAGAGGAGTCCACATGGACAAAGCACTATCAGTAAGACCAGTCGATGATTTTGAAATCATCGAGGAACCAGCCCGTGAGCCATTCGTCGTTGATGACGATTCAAAGGCAGATTGGGCAATGAGAAAACTTGCCTCGATTCGACGCAAGCAATCAGATAACAAAGCCATCTTTGACCGAGAGTTACAAAGGGTCACAGAATGGCTTGAGAAGGTCAATACAGACCTCGAAAGAGATGCTGAATGGTTTGAGGCGAACCTACGCCCATACGCCCTCACAGAGCGCTCTAAAGACCGTAAAAGCATAGTTCTGCCCCACGGCACCATCAAAACTGTTTCAGGTCGAGTTAAGTTCGATATTGAGGATGAATCTAAGTTCCTTGAATGGGCTGAGACCAATGCCCCTGAGTTAGTTCGAATTAAAAAAGAAATTGATAAAAAAGCCCTAGGTGCTTTGAATCAGTCAGAAGATAAAGTAATATCAACCCAAGGCGAAATTGTTCCTTCAGTCAAAGTTGTACCTGCTGAAGTTTCAGTCTCGTTTGTAATAGCAGAATAGAGAGAGGGAACATGGAAAACAAATTACCTATCGCTCAAGCATTGAGTGAGATTATGAAAGCAGTTGGAGCAATCGCAAAGAAAGACAAGAACACAGCCCAAGGATTTAATTTCCGAGGAATTGATTCAGTCGTTAATGCGGTATCACCAGCACTTCAAAAGTTCGGTGTAGTTGTTGTGCCTTCAGTTGAAGAGTACGACTATCAAACAGTTGAGATTGGACGGAACCGAACCGCAATGGGTCATGTCAGAGTTAAAGTAACTTACACATTCATCGGAGTAAACGGTGATGCAATTAAAGCAACAGTAGTTGGCGAAGCAATGGACTCAGGCGATAAGGCAACAGCCAAAGCCATGTCAGTTGCTTTCCGTACTGCTCTACTTCAATCGCTATCACTACCAACCGATGAGGTAGACCCTGATGCACATTCTTATGAACGCTCCAGTCGTGAAGATGTTTTAGCGCCCGAGGCAGTCATAGCAAAAATTAACCAATCGACCACGATTGAATC